GACCGTATTTTTTAAAAAAATTTAAAAAAAATTTTCATAAAAAAATCCCCCCGATCCCAAAGGACCGAGGGGTTTAGTCTAACTATTTACTGGACTGGACCGTTAGCCCGGAAGCTTCCCATGCCTCCTGAGCCATTGGCTGATAGTCCCAGCCGTTCGAGTCGATAATCTTATATAACTCGGCCCAAACCTTGATCACTTGCGCCCGGTCCATTTTCGGTAAATCGTTGACATTTACCGCTGGTTTCCCGGCCTTAGTCTCGGCCTTAGTCTCGGCCTTGGTTTCGGCCTTTCCGGCTCTGGTCCGTTCTTTCCGTTGGTTCTCTTTCTCCCAGCGCATTGCTGAAGTTTTGAGACTGTTAAGCGTTGAGAATTTCCTACCCTTTTCAGCGGCGAATTTCTCAAAACTTTCGACCAATTCCGGATTTAAAACCAGCCATACACAATTGCTACGGAGTGTATTCCGATAGTCCGTATCCTTTACAGTCTCCAGCAACCTACTGGCATTGGCATCGATTTTCCCATCAGAGACGGCGGCCTTAACGGCCTTGTCGGACCAGTTTTTCATACCAAGTGATTGCAACGTTGCAACGGTAAGTTTGCCAATCTCCAGATATACCGGCCTACGGTTCTGTTCCCTAGTGTGATCGGTCCCGGACCACTGTCCCGCCGTTTTGTTTACAGCATCAACGGTGGCCTTGTTGACTAGAGAGACTGAGAATTTTATTTGCGTAGTCATAATATAGTCCTTTTCAAAAAACCCGATCGACCCAGTGTCGTCGGTACCCATTTTATCGCATTTTTGAGAAAGGCCGTCAACCCCTATTTAACCCGTTGATATATAAGAGATAATTTCTAAAACATTTTAGAAAAATGGTATTTTCGTTACATCGTCAACGCATATCCAATGTCATCATAGGAAATGGGAATTATCCCGCTTATCCCTATATATTCCGCCATATGTTGGCAATACAGCCGTTATCCGGCCTATATAATCCGACATCATCATCCATTACTTAGGCTTTTCAAGTATTCACAAGTATTCGCAAGTATTCATCAAGTATTCACAAGTATTCACCAAGTATTCACCAAGTATTCACCAAGTATTCGATCAAGGTATCTGTTTTTTTACTTGGCGAATACTTAATAGTATTTTTTTTGGGGGGGTACAAAAAAATTTTGCCTTGGGCGCACGGGGAGAGTTCCCCAGTGGAGTAAAGTCAGCAAAAATAACAGGGTCAATCATAAAATAAAAATAAAATAAGGTATCCATAGTGTTGCATAAATACCACAGGGCGGTACTAATTAGTTACTTTATAGTATTTTCTTTATATTTTTTTAGTATCTCTATTGTAGAACTTTACAGTATAGTGTATAATATTACTATGGAGTATTTAAATAGTAACTATATAGAAACATTTGTTAACCTTCAAGGATTGTTATCCGAACAGGTTAATGAACAATGTAACACTGACTTTCTTTCCTTTGTCAGGCTAATGGCACCCTCAATTGTTTCCGGCTTTGAGATGGGTCGCCACATTGAAGTCATATCAGAAAAACTACAACAAATAGAAAATGGAGAAATAAAACGACTGATGGTGTTTCTACCACCTCGGTCCTCCAAATCTGTTATTTGTTCCAAGTTGTTTCCGGCATGGTACATAGGTAGAAACCCTGAACATGAGCTACTGACAATATCCCACAGTGATCAACTGGCAAGTGACTTTGGCAGATCTGTCAGGGACTTGGTAAACACCGATGAGTTCTCAAAGGTATTCAAGGGTGTGGCACTGAGGAGCGATGTCAGGGCAGCAGGTAAGTGGAAAACAAACCAGAATGGTACTTACTATGCTGCCGGGGTCCGCTCCCAGATTGCTGGTCGGGGCGCACATGTGGCAATACTGGATGATGCCATGTCTGAAGAAGACGCCATATCCAGTGCAGGTAGGCGCTTCATCAAGGAATGGTATCCTGCTGGTCTAAGAACACGTATCATGCCCAATGGTGCCATAGTCATAATCAACACCCGATATCACTATGATGATCTCTGTGGCTGGCTATTGAAGCAACAGGAGAACATGCCCGACTATGAAACTATACCTTGGGAGGTTGTTAGGATACCGGCATGGCTGGATGAAGATGCAGCAGAACTTCTTGACCTGCCTGTGGGTGGTAGCTATTTTCCTCAATGGAAACCTGACAGTGTACTGAAGGTAGACGAAAATGAGATAAAGGCCAGCAATGGTAGCAGGTACTGGAACGCCCTGTACATGCAAGATCCCACCCCGGAAGAAGGCGGAATAATAAAAAAACGCTGGATACAGGAATGGGACTCCGGTGATCCCCCCACATGTGATTTTGTCATACAGACATTTGATACAGCATTCTCTACATCAAATACCGCTGACTACAGCGTAATACAGACATGGGGTATCTTCTACATGTATGATCAGAATAACGATGGTATAGAAGACTTTGCTCCACACCTGATACTTCTGGGCAATATCAAGGGCCGCTTTGAGTATCCAGAACTGAGGCGGCTGGCGCAGAAGCTGTATAACGAACACAAGCCCGATGTCTGCATGGTGGAAAAGAAAGCATCCGGCCAATCCCTCATACAGGATATGCGTAGGGGTGGGCTACCTGTAATGGAATACCTGCCTGACAGGGACAAGATTTCCAGAGTTTACGCATCAACGCCTATTATGGAAGCAGGTCGTCTCTGGATACCCAAGGGTAAAAAATGGGGAGATGACCTTATAGAAGAACTGATACGTTTCCCCAATGCGGCCCATGATGACCAAGTGGATGCTCTCACTATGGCAATCCACTATCTGAAGGATTCATGGCACCTGACACACCCCGATGATCCAGAGTATGATGACGAACCTAAATATAAACCAGCTACTTACTGGAATGTATGATTTGGGAAAATAAAGAAAGTGTGCTATAATAAGAGCAGGGAACAAAATTTTTAATAGGGAAATAAATGGCTACTGAAAGAAATCCGTTTGACACAATACCTGAAGAGGTAGGTAATGTTATTGCAATGCCGGTCGAAGAAGATATGGGTCCAACCTTTGAGGTTGATCCTGAAGACGGCGGTGTTATTGTAGACTTCTCTGAGAATATAGAGATGGAAGCATCGGAAAGTATTGCCGAATGGTTTGGTGATATGTCCGAGATTCTGGAAGAAAACGAACTACAAGATATTGCATCTAATGTTATTGAAAGCTATCAGGCTGATAAAGATTCCCGTGCTGAGTGGGAGTCAATGTTTGAGCGTGGCTTTGATCTTCTAGGTCTTAAACTGGAACAAGGCTCTGAACCTTTTGAAGGCGCATGTACCGCTGTACATCCTCTCCTAATTGAGTCTGCTGTTAAATTCCAGTCAAAAGCTTCAGGAGAACTCTTTCCCTCCAGTGGTCCTATCAAGGCACAGATACTTGGTAAGTCAACCACCGAAAAAGAATTACAGGCAAATCGTGTACAGAACTTTATGAACTATCAGGTAACGGAGCAGATGCCCGAATACTTTGATGAGTTTGAAAGAATGCTGTTCCATCTGCCGATTATTGGGTCTGCATTTAAAAAATTATATTATGACGCCACAACCAAGCGTCCTAAATCTGAATTTATTCCTATTGATCAGTTTTATGTTTCATACTATGCAACTGATCTGTCTAACGCAGACAGGTACACACATGTAATATATCGCAGTCCTGTTGAAATGGCAAGGGATATTAACGCTGGTGTATATCAGGATGTTGATCTTCCTGAACCATACGCTAATGATATTACAACTTTTGCGGAAAAGATGGATACAATTATTGGATTGTCTCCTTCCTCAGATAATGATCCGCAGTATGTGTTGCTGGAACAACACTGCTATCTTGATATTGAAGGAGAGGAATTTCCTCTTCCATATATTGTAACTGTTGAGAGTCAGTCTCGACAGATACTAAGTATCCGTAGAAACTACAAGCAAGATGACCCGAACAAAGAAAAAGTAAATCACTTTGTACATTATAGATTTGTTCCCGGCTTTGGTTTCTATGGCCTAGGTCTTATTCACTTCCTTGGTAATCTAACAATGAGTGCAACGGCAGCTATGCGTTCCCTCATAGATGCTGGACAGTTTGCCAATTTACCGGGAGGATTTAAGGCCAAGGGAGTAAGGATGGTTGGCGACAATGATCCTATATCTCCCGGCGAGTTCAAGGAGGTTGAGGCAACTGGTGTAGATTTGTCAAAGGCTATTGTTCCCCTTCCCTATAAAGAGCCTTCCTCTACTCTATTCCAAATGCTGAACTTCGTAGCTACTGCTGGTCAGAAGTTTGCGGACAGTACGGAGCAAGTTATCTCCGATGCTGCCTCCTATGGACCCGTTGGAACCACTATGGCTTTGCTGGAAGCAAGCAGCAAGTTCTTCACCGCAATTCATAAAAGAGTACATAAGTCACAGAAAGATGAGTTCCGTATTCTTGCTCGTATTGACTATGATTATCTTCCTGATGAATATCCATATGATGTTCCATATGAAGATCGTAGTATCTTTAAGAAAGACTTTGATGGTCGTGTAGATATTATTCCGGTCAGTGATCCTAACATTCCATCGAACGCCCATCGCATGATGATGGCGAACATGGCTCTGCAAATGGCGCAGCAGTCACCTCCGGGTATGTTTAATCTGGAAGCCCTGAACAGGACTATTCTCAATGCAGCCAACATGCCTAATGCAGATGAGATACTTCCACCCAAGATTGAACCTAAACCAATGGACCCTGTATCGGATATCATGGCTGCTACCAAGGGTGTGCCAATTGCAGCCTTCCCCGGTCAGAACCATGATGCACATATACAGGTAAAGATGGCATACCTGCAAGACCCGATGAACGGTGCTAATCCAATCATGGAACGTGTGGCTCCAATTATTCAGGCAAATATTCAAGAACATTCTGTGATGAAGTATCAGGAACAGATGAGTGGTATTGCCGAACAGATGATGCAACAGGCTCCTGAACAAATGAATAATCCAGCAGCCGCTGAGATGGCTATGGCACAGGCAGCACAACAAATTCTTAATGCTAATCAGGCAATGGGTATGGCCCAATCCCCTGAACAGCAACTGGTATCTCTGGAACAGGCCAAGGTTGAACTGGAGAAACAGAAGCTTCAGGCAGATACAGCAACCAATGCAGCAGAGCTTGAACTGAAAAACAAGAAGCTAGAGCTTGAAGAAAATGAACAGATCATTGGTATGATGAAAGCAACTGCAACTGATAATCTTAAACGTGACACTTCAGAATCTAATCGTTCCAGCAAGGAAAAACTAAAACAGATGGAACTGATGACAAAAGCAATGATTGAAGAGTTTAAATTAAATAAAGAAGATGAACGAGAAGTCATGCGTAATATAAAGGATATGCTTGATAAGGAAATGCAAACAAAGGCAGACATGGATACACAGGCTTTGAATGCTCTGGTACAAATGGCTGTTCAACAACAACAGGAGATGACCAATGATGAAGAAAGGTAAGGGCTATCCCGAACACGTAAAGAATACGGATAAAGGTTTTGGGGAAGCTATTAAAGATGAAGCTATGGGAAAACGCTCACTGAATGCGGCTCTTGCTGAGTGGCCGGATGATACTTGGGAATTTCCA